GTAGTACCTGAGCGTTTTATACCTAGAGCTGGATAGAGAAAAGAACGGGATTTTTGAAAATACTTGTTGTATAAGCTCTCTATCATTTTTGTTTTTCTTTATAGAGTTACTTGTCCTGTAGCAAAATCATAGGGCAAGTGATAACTCTGATTATTGTAATGCCATGCTGCTTTGTCTATCATACTAAAAAACTTGTTCAACCAAGTATTTAGGGTAGTATCTGAAACCGGAAAAGGGTATACCTGAAACGCCCTGTCTATTACAACAAAGTGAAACTTGATATTATACCCGTTATCTATTAAGTCTTTATATTTAGTGGTTACAAGGCTCACGTACATGATAGCTTGCATCCAGTAAGCGTAGTATTCAACTGACTCTGAGAAGTCCTTTAAGTCCTTGCTAGTAGTCTTTATATCGTTGATGTAGATCATCTTTTTATCATGATCAAAGACTAGATTGTCTATGATACCTTTGATACCAAAGTTTCTATCTACTAATTCTGATTGTAATAAGGTCTCATTAAGAACCATTTTATTATCAAACTCATTGATGTTTAAACCAATTAGCTCACATACTTCTTTGTTAGTCTTTACTAAGTCTACAGCATTCTTACAGAATTCATAAGTATCCTGATCTATCAAGTACTTATCACCTTTAGTTTTTAAGAATGCCCAATAGTTAGTAGCTTCTGAAGTGATAATCTTATCTAAGCGTTGTTGGTCTGTCTTTAATGCCTGGAAATAGTTCATATCTCTCATGACATCTAGTATAGCTCCATCAAACTCTTCCAGATTAGTTCTTTTGTCACCACTTTGAGCTATCTCTTTGTGATGATAAAATACTCTATCTACTACTTGTTTAACACTGTCACCAGGAAGTTTACCAGGGCTTACAATAAACTGGTCGTTAAACTTTTCTTCTTCTAAAAGAAGAGCATGGATTACTTTACCTTGAACAAGATGAGCATCATGCTTTTCTTCTTTATTACCTAATACATACAACTGATAAAATACAGCTGGATTCCACATTAGCTTGCTTAAGCTACTATAAGAGAAGTAAAACTTCTTACCATAGAACGTCTTTTGTAGATGTTCTGCAGACTCTTGCATGATTGATTCTAATTCCATCCTTCGTTGTTTTGTTGTTTTAATAAATCTTGTGCTGCTCCACAGATCATCATACCTGATATTTGATTACCTACATCAATACTATGGGAGTAACTAAAGTCATAGTACTTCTCATAGAAACTAGTAGCTACACCTCTCCAGGTTTGATTTTCTTCACAACGCCATTCTCTAATATCATTCACCATTTCTGGTGTTAGATCATTGCGTAGTTTTTCCATTTCATTATCCCATCTTTGTTTAGCTGCATCCCTTGCTTTTTTAACTTCAGGATCATCTAACCACTTTTTTAAATCTGAGATGTGGTCAATCTCTTGGTTAATCTCTGACATGTATTTCATTTTTTGATCTGTACTCTAATTCATCTCTCATAGTCCTAGCTATTATAGGTTGTATTTTACCACCCATATGCTTAAGACAATTAATTAAGTGGTCATCACTCATATCTGCTATGTGTATCCAGCGTCTTGGTTCGTCACCGTTTTTACCGTAGGTTCCCCAATACACTGATTGACGCATTTGTTCATGATCATCACTAACATACACAGTTAAGGATGTATCTACTTTATCAAGGTCTTTGCCTCCATAACGTTGATAATCTTGCCCACCATCTACCATAGTTTCATTAGGACATTTACATGTCTTATAATCATGTCTGTGGTAAGAGATGAGTATTTCACCGCAATCTTTACATTGTACTTTGTTAAGTACTATTTGTTCTAGTCCTGTCATAATTATTTATTTATAACTTGAAAATGTTCATCTGCTAATACAGCATCTATTATCTTTTCAATCATTTCTCTTTGTTCAGGATCTAGTAGTGTAACTTTTTCAGTAATAGCTGGAACAGAAAACACGTCACCGTTTATTTCTGCTTTGATACCTTGTCTAATTCTATCATCTAAGTGAGGATGACTTAAGAAATCTCTAAATATCCAGTCTATTTTATCTTCATATACTTTAAATAATTTAGCTCCTGCACTTGTTGGATACTCTCTTCTAAAATCAGCAAAGTGTTCTTGTGCAATCTTTAAAGAGTGTATAGCACTGATTATATTTGATCCGGTCATATCTATTTAGTTTTAGGTTTCCAACCTGCCATGGCTCTATCACCATTAGCTATTACACAGTTTCTACATAGTACAGATATCCAACCTGAAGTCATACCTAAGTCTTCTTCTGTCCCACATTGGTCACATGTATTATCACATAAGTGTTCAGCCATTTTAATCATACCTTCTACTACTTCATCATGCCCATTTGTATAGAAGCGTAAGCCTCCAAACTTTTCTTTCATTTGAAAACATGTTACTTGAGTTGGTTTATACTGTCCTGCTTTTGTATATGATACATGAAGGTCAATATAGTCTTGTATACAACCACATAGTTTATCTATAATAGGTAACCAGCCTTTAGGTACTCCATGCCAATTACTATGACCAGGATTTCCTTCATAGTCCTGGAATATCTTAGGATACTTTTCTATAATTTCTTCTGTAGTCATGTTATTTATATTTTCTGATTAACTCAAAAATCTTAGTGATATCTGTAAACTCAAGAACCTGTCCTGGTTTAATAGGATGAAATGCAACAGTAAAACCATGATTACCCATAAAATAGTCTTCATGTTTTATTCTATTACCATTTATAGTATCTATATATATCCATGGATAATTACTATACATAGTAATAGTGATACCTAATTTTATAAGTCTTTCCCTAAATACTTTTAATTTTTCCATAAATTTTATTCAGAAGGCCATAGGCCTAATTCTCTTAGTTTAGAAGCCATTCTTTGTTGTGATCTGGTATCAACAGTCATAGCTTCCTCATATTCTAATAAGCCAACTAGTTCTTTGATAAGATCATTACACAGGTCTAACTTAGATTTAGTTTCTACGCATTCTAATACTTCATTATTTTCCATTGTTACAGTTTTCCATATCCTTGAGATAGTAACGGCCAAGGATGTTTCCGTTATAAGATGCTCTTTTAAGTACATCATACTTTATCTGCCATGCTATTTCAGCATAGGACAAGTACTTTTTGCTACAGCATACTTCCAATATTTCTCTTGTAAAAGCTTGTTTACCATACTTGACTACATCTGCTTGTAGTTCTTTAGAAGAACCATAGTATTCTTTCCAGTCAGATTCTGTAATGGTACGCTCGTATGTTTTACGGGTGCCAGTAGCTTTTTTGACTTTCTGAGTAATCTTTTTCTTTCTGGTAAACTTTAATGTCTTTTTGCCTATGTATATCTTACCTGTGTGAACATTAGTAATCTTATATACAAAGCCATTTATAGTATCACTACCAAAGTCTTCTAACTTATCAATAGTGAACCTATTAACACCTAGTATCATAAACCAAGAGTTAGTGTTCATGCTGTAACTTTTTATTTATTAAAGGGATTAGTTTTTCCCTTACTGCCTTTGCTCCATGATCTTTAATGCTATCTGATGGATCTTTACTCATTGGTAACAAGCAAAGTTCTACATAAGGATAAACTTCTTTATACCTACGCATAGCTGCTATACCTGGATCGTCATTATCAAATAGGATGATTATTTTCTCATATTCGTTCTGCCACCAATCCATGTAAGTACTTTTGATTACTGTGTTTTCTGAATCAGGAGCTATTACGTCTATATGAGAAAGCTTTAAAGATTTAATAGCCATAACATCTTTAAGACTAGAGGTAATAATCAAATACTTATTATCTGGATTACGCTGCTCTGAGCCTTGGATATAATCAGAAATCTTTAAGAATTTCTTATCCAATGTTTTAGGTTGGTAAATCTTATATAGTGTACCATCTTTCTTAAAGTAACCATAGAGATAGTTACCATAGATGGTTAGTTCTTTAGGACCTTCTTCTGATTCTTTGAACATGGTATAATACTCTAATGGTCTTATACAATGCTCATCTAATAGTTTAGATCCTATATTAAATTGCGTCCAGAAATATTGGTCTTGAGAGCTCCATGATCTAAATACATATTTAGATACTTTATATCTGGAGGCTTGTTTGAATTCTTGTAAATCATACCCACCATTATTATGTAGTACAAAGTCATTATACTTTTCTACTATTAATGCTGATGCTTGATAATAATTTAAATTGGTTAGGTCTTTTACAAGGTCAACAGCTGATCCTCCTTTAGAAGAGGAAAAGTCTTTATATCTGTACATCTTTTTATTATTGTCAAAATAGATGCACATGCTAGGTGTACGTTCCTTAGAGTTAAATAGACTTTTAATTTTTACATCATGTCCGTTCAGCTTTTCTTTGAGCTTACAAAAGTGTTCAAAAATCCAAGGGGTAGGTACATCTTTTATATCGTGTACCAAGTTTTTAGTTTTAAACATAAACCAACAGTTAAAAATTGGGGAGAGTAGATACTCCCCCCTCTGTTATGTATGAAATCCGAGCCTTATTACATTGAGAAATCATCAGCTACAGGTTCAAAGCTTCCAACAGTTTTGTTGTTTAATGCTTTGTAGTGATACTGATTGTTTTTATCAAACTTGTCCAATTTGTCTGCATCATCAGCTACAAATTTGTACTTTGGTAAAGACAACTTGATGATTGTTTTTCCATTATACTCTTCTTCAACACCTTTCAGGAAGAAATAAAGATTATGACCTTTAACTAGACTAATTACTTTAGCTACCCACTCTTCAATAGTAGAAGCTGTGATACCATCTAATTCATCTTTTAAGCCTAATTCTGCAGCAATTACAGAAAGCTTATACATGATTTCATTCTTAGCTAAGTTTGCGTCATTAAAGCTGTCAATCCAAATAGAAGCAGATACTCTTGAAGACTGACCTGTATATTTAGGTCCTTCTTGATTGTCTTTATCTATTGCCCAACCTTCAAACCCTTCCATTGCAGGACCTTCTAATGTTAATTCTAACATTTTCTTTCCTGTATTTCTAGATTCTCTTACTAATGCACTGTAAATATGTGCATACACTACTCCGGCTTGAAGAGACTTAGCTACTCCACCACCTGTTTTTACTTCTTGTCCTTTTGTACTAAACATGTTGTTTGTTTTAAATATTAAAATGTAATTGTGAAAATTAGTTTTCGTAGTCTATGATAGCCTTACTTACAAGATCTAAATCATTTTCTATCTCAAATGTTGGAAACATATTCCTTGGTGCTTTACAAGTATTCTCACCATTATTTTGTGTTTCAAACACATAACGGATGTTACCTTCCTTGTCTTTCTTTACTTTACCAAATAGAACTATGCTGAACAAACCTTCTAGAGTAAGTTTCTCATCAACCATTTTACCAATGGTCTTAGCTTTAAACCTACGTCTACCTTCTAAGTCAGTAGCTTCTTCTGCATGGGTTAAGAAATAAATCTGTAAGTCTGGTCTTAGGTCTTTAGGCATTCTAGCTATACGAGCTAAACCGGCACCAATTTGTGTAAACTTTTCATAGCCTTTCTCATCTACTCTTTCAAAGTATTCAAAGGAACTCATGTACTGAAAGTCATCTACAACAATTGTTTTAATCTCAGGACGTTTCTCACTAACATACTTAAGACATGCTTCTATGTTATGTACACCTGATTTATCATACATATTGCCATTAGGATTCTCCTTAGACCATATTGTATATTTATTTTTCCATCCTTTAAATGGAAGTGACTTATTAGCTACATTAATAATAAATGTTTCTTTTGGGTCTAATCTTTCAATGCTAGTAGATTTACCAGCACCTGATTCTGCAATAATTAAAATACCTGTTGCCATGTGTTTGTTATTTTGTGGATTTTATAAGTTCATTTAACCATACTTTGGTACTTACTGGTTTACCTGTTTGTATAGCATAGTAATCTCTGATAGTCATTTCAGCATAAGGAGCATCTTCCATTGGAGAAGGAGCTTTATATGCTGTTACTTTAGGAGCTACTGTAGCTGTACTAAAAATTGGATCACTGCTTGTTACTGCTGATGATTTACTAATAGCTACTGAAGAAGGATTAACAGTTCTTAGTTCCTCTAAAGGGACTAAGTATGAACCTCTTTCATTTAGCTCAAATTCATCATCAAATGTTGCTGTTGGCGGTATTCTATAAACTGTACGCTCTGCACTAGCAGGTTCTAAATCTCTAGTGATGAGCTCAAAAAAGAAACCTTTTTCTTTCTTGAATTCTGAGGCAAAGATACCTACTACCATTTCTCCTCTGGAGTTGTAGAAAGGCATCTTCATGTTGAAATCTGTAACAGGAATTCCTAGGTCTTGAATCAGAACTTTATGATAAGTTCTAATAGCATCTAGCTTCATCCTCTTGAATTCCTTTTGGTCATCAACCACTGTCTGGTTGGCTGTGCTAAAAGTTGACATCTTGTGAAGTTTTAATGTGTGATTGTATATTATGTTTCAAAGTCTCCGTTGTCATTAGAGTCTAGTGAAGCAGTTGTCAATTGAGATGCTGTAGCAGTTCTCTGCTGATAAGTGGGTCTATAGCCTTGATTAGATGGATTAGTAGCTAACGGCTCACTTATTTCAATCATCTTTTGTTTATCAAAGTTTCCTTTCATAAACAGCACGTTGTTATCATCTTTACCATTTCTTACTTTGATAAGATGTACGTACAAATCATCTTTAAGTACTTTGTATCCTTTCTGTCCATATACAGGCATAATATTAGCCTTAAACGGATTAGATAAACCAAGTACCATATCAGAACCTTGCATCAAAGCATCACCACCAAATATATCAGATGAAGTAGGGTAGTTACCAAGAGTACCTGGTATCTTTCTTGTTGTCTCATCCATACCTCTGTTAAGTTGTGTAATCATTAATACTATTACAGGTAACTCATTTTTAACTCTCATCAGAGTTTCAGTTGTATTGTATATGGTTGCTATCTTTTCTTTTTCTTCAGCAGTTCTTTTAATTAACCAACTATGGTCAATAGTTACAATCAAAGGTTTACCGCCAAGTGCATTATAAGTTCTGTGTATTGCATCTCTTATATCTCTATGAGTAAGAGGTGTATTAATTTGTGTTCTATAAATACCAGCTTTTTCTAAAGCTTTACAATCTTGAATGTGAGATTTCATCATGTTGAATGAAAAGTCATCTAATTGTTGAGAAGAACTAAGTACTATATCATAGTCTAATGCTGTTTCAGCAGCAAAAGCTCTAGATGCAGATTGTTTAGCTCCCATCTCAAACTGAAATTCAAGAATATTAAATTCTTGATCTGGATTATTAATTCTAGATTCTCTAAGAATCTGACTAACTATCATTGTTTTTCCGGCTCCTGGTCTAGCTCCTATAGTTATTAAGGAACCCCACTCTAAACCGTTTACACCCGCTCGGTTTAAACCTACCCATGGAGTTTTGAAAGATTTAATCCGACCATGTCTTCTATCGTCTATATATTGTAGACCTTCTTCTAATACTTCAGAATATAGTCTTAGACCAAAGGGTCTGTCTTTTAAAATATCCATGTTAATTTTTTACATAGCAAAAGCTTCTTCTATAATTCCTTTCATACTTGTACTCACATCTGCTATACAATCCTTTTGCCCGTTTAAGTAGGCTATTTCCATTAAATGCTGAACAGCATATTGAAAACCTTCATAGCTGATAGCTTTAATTTTTCTTTCATGAGAAAGATTTACAGTGACTCTGTTAAATAATTCTTTAATTAATACTTCTTGAGATTCCATACAGTTGATTTTAGGGATAACAAATTTAGAGAACTAATCTCTAAATTCAAAGAGTTCTCTAATATATTTTTAAAATAATTTACGGGAGGTCTACATATTAATTTACATAATATTGAGCAGACTTGGATCATCTATAATCATCTGACAATGGTCAGCTAATTTTGAAGATGTCTCTTTTGTACGAGGGTCAGTTTTCTTGATAAAATAGCTACTTGTCATAGTATACTCAAAGTTTTTTAAACTTTTTAAGTAGACATAATAGTCAGTAGCATCTAATACCATACCCCAATCATACTCAGGATAAGTTTTGAAAAACCATATGAACTTGTCTTTCAATTCATTAGGTGTTTGTCTAGCTAATTCTCCTGAAGGAAGTCTTTTAGCAGGAAATAATTCTCTGTATATTTTGACTTTATCCATGAAGTCTTCTCCAAGAACATCTTTAGTTACTTTTTTCTTTGTTTTAACCAAAAAGGTTTCAAATTCATTAAGTATAAGTATTGCTGCTGGGCTTAGGTTACCCTCTAAATCTATATAGCCGGCTTTTAATGCTATTAACTTTTCAGTATCTGCATTAATGACTGTTGACGGAATAATCTTCTCTCTGCAACAATCAAGATAGTAAAGCTGGTTGGGCGTTATATTATACGTCCTGCATGTGTTCCACACTTGATAACTCATAATCTTCTAGGGTTGTTTCATGTTTAATATGGTTTAAAATCATCAGATATTTTTCTCTAAATGAATCATTTGTTTCAGATAAGTCTGCAAACTTTTCACACGAGTATATGATAGTAGTATGATCTCTGTCAATTGATTTAGCTATTGATACAAAGGGGTAATTCATACGTCTAGCTATAAAGCTGTAAATGAAGCGTAGCTCTACTATTTCTCTTTTTCTCAGTCTACAGCCTAGTTCTAGTTTTTTATTATATTTTTTGGGTAGAAATGGTTCAAATAAACTTTTAAGTTGATCTAAGGGCATAAGCTTTATATACCCGTCATTCTCTTTGTCTTGTATTTTAGTCAAGACAATTGGTTGATACCCAATCTTCTTTAAAAAATTAGATTTAAACTCTTCAATCAGCTTTCTTTCCATCCTGATAGCGTATTGTGTTGAATTCATATATGTAAAAATTTTAGGTAAACAAAAATAGGTAAGTTCTACAATATTTTGTATATTATATTGTAGAGTTTATAGAAATTCTACATAATTAAAGTTTATTTATAAATTATATAACATGGCAAAGAAGTTTTATGCCCAGAAAGACGCTTTAGGTTTCCCTATTCCAGGGACCATGATGTCTGTTAAGAGCCCTTCTCCAATTCCTGCTAACACAATTGAGATCCCAGCTGCTAATGTTGCTCCAACAGGACAACAAGTAGTAGTTAAACAACCTAGTGGTTTGAGATACTTTGTTAGAAAGAACGCAGATGGTTCTATATTACCTAACTCATTGATAATCAGTTTACAACAACCAAAAGGTTCTGTATACGAGTTTAAATTAGTTAAGTAATTAAGCCATGAAGCAAATAGAAGCGTTCAAAGTTTGGATATTCCCTAGCCTGGTTTCTATTCTGGCTATGTTAATCTGGAATGATGTCAGTGAAATTAAATCTGACGTTAAAGCCTTGATGGCTCAGTCTAATATTGACAAAACTCGTATAGATAACTTAGAAAGAGCTGTTTACAAAACAGCTTCTAGTACCGACTTCCCTTTTAAAAGGGATAATACAACTGATTCATTGTCAGTTTCCTATGCTGTTTTACCTGAGAACAAGGTAAAGCTTAAGAGATCAGTTTATTCATATTAAAATCTATAGGTATGAAATTTAAAGAGTGGATAATTGAATTATTCAAGGACGAGCGTGGGTCTATCTCAATAAAGCCGGTAGTGGCTTTTCTAGGTGCTATATTCTTATTTGGTACTATGACAGTCAATAGCTTCTCTGAGGAGCATTTTAAACCATCTGCTGACCTAGTAAATGCTGTTATGGTAATTACAGCTATTGGATTAGGTGCTGATAGTGTAGACAAATTCTCTCATAAAAAGAAAAATGATGAAAAATCTGCTTAGTATAATAGTCTTAGTACTTGTGGTTGTTATCTTTTTACAACAAGGTGGCTGCGGTTATGTAAACTTAGGTAAGCAAAACACTTCAGATACTGTTGTTGTACATGATACTACATGGCAAAGATATGATAGTCTTATTGTAAAGACAATGAAGGGTAGAGTAATACATGATACTACTACTATTCCTCCTCAGTATTTGGCTGACACAAACTATGCAGCTCTTAAGCTTCAGTACGATGCTTTATTAACTAAGTATTTAGCTCTTACTGTTTATGCTGATACACTTAAGCTAGATACACTAGGATATGTAGCTGTAGCTGATACTGTAAAAGAAAATCAATTAAAGAATAGATCTTATAAATACAACTATAAGATTCCAACTATAACAGAAAAGATCACCATTACAAACAACATTTATGAGAAGCCTAAGAGGCAACTATATTTTGGTGGTGGTATTGACGGTAACCAAACTCTTGGTATTACTGGTGCTAGCGTTGGAGTATTACTAAAAAACAAAAAAGACCACATATTCGGTCTGAATTTAGGCACCCAAGTAACAGGTGGTGCTACTTATGGAATTCAGTCCTATTGGAAAATTAAAGTAAAAAAATAAGTATGAAAAAAATCATTGACTTAATCAAATCATTATTTGGTAAAGGTACCGTAGCTGAGAAAGCTGTAGCTATTGAAAAGGTAGAAGTAGAAGTTAAAGAAAAAGTTGCTGAGCTTAAAAAGAAAGTAGTTGATGCTACAAAACCAGCAGAAAAGAAAAAGAAGAAATATTATCCTGCTCAGCCTAAAAAAGTAAAATAATGAATGTTGATAAACTGAAAGGACATATACCAGATTCTGTTCTAGCTCAGATTCCTTTAGTATCAGAAAAGTACGGTGTGAATACTCCATTAAGAGTAGCTCACTTCCTAGCTCAGTGTGGTCATGAATCTGGTGGATTTAGAGTAGCTCAAGAGAACCTTAACTATTCAGGAAAAGGTCTTAAAGGAATCTTTGGTAAGTATTTTAAAAGACCTGATAAGACTTTTGATGAACCAAAAGTATTAGCCTATACTAAGAAGCCTGAGAAGATTGCAAATCTTGTTTATGGTGGTAGAATGGGTAACGGTCCTGAAGCATCAGGAGATGGTTATAAGTTTAGAGGTCGTGGATATATCCAATTAACCGGTAAAGATAACTATACAGCTTTTGCTAAAAGTGTAACAGAAGATAATATACTAGCTAATCCAGATTTAGTTGCTACTAAATACCAATTAGCATCTGCTGCTTGGTTTTGGAGTAAGAATAAATTAAATGAGATAGCTGATACTGGTGCTTCAGATGAAGTAGTAACTAAGATTACTAAAAGAGTGAATGGTGGTACTATTGGATTAGCTGATCGTATCAAGCATTTCAAAGAGTATCATAATTTATTAATAGGCTCAATTTAACCAACATGGCAAAAGGAAAATCAGACAGCAGAAAAATAAGCTTTGGGAAAAGAAAAGGTGGTAAAGCATCTAAAACTTCTGGTCCAAGAGACAAAGCAGTTAGTAAATACAGAGGACAGGGTAGATAATTTCTACCCTTCTTCTTTTAAAAAATTTCAATATGGGGGCAATATTAGTTAAAGTAAGGGGTTACTTTCTTTACAGTTTTTTAACATTAGTAGGAGCATGGTTAATCTTTGCTCTTAGTCTAATGTTTTACAGCTTATTCTTAGAGTTTACAGGTCAACAAGAAACATTACGTAATATGTCAAACTGGTTTTCTTGGAAGTTTGACGGGACATTTAAAAACAATCCTGAAAATATCTGGTATGAAGGTCCTGAAGATATTACTATAGGAGCTATTACTAACAAGGTACAGATGGGTAATC